CACGGCCGTTTTTGGTGGCTTAAAATTGATTGGCAGTTGCAAATCAGGTTCCGGTTTTGTGTCAGTTCGTTTGCGGCACAATTTTGTAACACTTTGCAATTGCCAACGTTTGACTGAAATGTTATAGTTATGAAAAGCTCTACGAAAAGTTAGCTTTCTTCGAATCTCGTGTAGGTCAAACACACGCGATTTTTTCTTGAAGACCTGCCAAGAGCCAACTCGGCAGGTTTATGATGTTTAAATTTTTAATTCTCGTGCTATTTTCTTTACCTGAGCCTAATGTGATATCATGGGTTCAGGTAATTTTTTTAAAAAATTGTTTTAACCTCCCCTAACTATTCCCTCTGTACATGTCGTTTTAAAATAACTATTCTCTCTAAAAAGTTAGGGGACCTTAAAAGATCGTTCCACTGATCTCCACCATTTTATGTTTGCAATAAATATTTTGATGGTCTATGAATAAAAAAAAGATTGCTTATGCTTATACTCGAAATTGCAGGAAACCCATTAGCCCTCAAACGCCCAAGATTCTATCGAAAGGGTGAGCATATGGGAGTTTATGACTCTCAAAAGGTCGAGAAGGAACAGATTATTTGGCAATTGCGTGCCCAGTTTCGCAATGAGCCTTTCGCTTTTCCGATGATGATTGATTTAACCTTCTTCATGCCGATACCGAAATCGACATCGAAAGCAAAGAAAAGACAGATGGTTTGCGGTTCAATCCATCATATTAAAAAACCTGATATAGATAATTTACAAAAGTTTATCCTGGATTGTATGAATAATATCGTTTATAAAGATGATGCTCAAATTGTAGAGTTAAACTCAAAGAAACTATATGCTGAAAATCCTGGTACATTAATTGTAATTAAATCTTATTCAGATTTACTTCAACCTCTAGTTTGAGGTAATATGCCAAGAGCTCCAAAAAAACCAATTACTACGAATGGAAGACCTGTTAAGCCTATTGATTGGAATAAGGCAGATGAAATGCTTGAAAGCTGCTGTACCGGAACAGAAATAGCTGCTTATTTCGCAATGCACCCTCAAACTTTTTATGATAGGGTTCATATGGAAAAGGGTGTCAGTTTTACAGCATATTCACAACAAAAACAATCAAAAACACTACAGAAATTAAGAGATAAACAAATTGAAGTTGCACATAATGGCAATCCTTCCCTCTTAATTTGGCTCGGTAAACAATATTTAGATCAAAGAGATCAACCAAAAGAAGAATCAAAGAAACAAGCAACGGAAGCTGCAATCATCTCAATGGGAGAGGATATAAAGAAATATGTCAACGAAACCTTACCGAAAGCCATTGTCTCACAAACAGATGATATCATACGATCAATCGACAGCACGGATTAACATTTGGGAAGGCGCTGTTCGCTCAGGGAAGACCTTCATTTCTCTTCAACGATTCTTCAAAGAACTTCTTCTTGGCCCAGAAGGTGAATATGCATTCATCACTCGTACATATGACACATTTAAACGAAATGTTCTTCCGATCATCTCGGAATATCTTAAAACATCAGCAGAGTATTTCTCTGGAAAACGTGAATTAAGTGTTTTTGGCAAGACTGTTCACGTAATTGGTGCTGATGATGAGAGAGCAGAATCTAAGATTAGAGGCTCTACTTTTGCCGGAGCTTATGTCGATGAATGCAGTATAATCCCCGAGTCTGTATTCAAAATGCTTATCTCTCGTTGTGCCATGGGAGGAGCGAAGATATTTGGAACTACAAACCCTGATTCACCCTATCATTGGCTAAAGAGAGACTATCTTGATGGAAACCCAGACGTTCTTTCATGGCAATTTACACTCGAAGACAATCCATTTATAACTCAAGATGAGAAAGATTATCTTCTTCGTCAATATAAAGGTATTTGGTATCAACGCTTCATCCTAGGCAAATGGGTACAAGCGGAAGGCGCAATCTATGATCACTTCGAAGACCAATACCATGTGATAGACTTCCCACCTGGATTACCACAATACTATTTCGTTGGCGTAGACTACGGAACTAGCAATCCAACAGCCTTTGTGCTAATTGGCTGTAATCTCAATAAGTTTCCAAACTACTGGGTTGAAGATGTCTATTACTTTGACTCTAAGATTGCACAGAGACAAAAGACTGACTCTGAATATGCAGCTGATCTCAAGAAGTTTATTCAAGGACGACCAGTTAAAGCAATATACATTGACCCATCGGCAGCATCATTCAAAGTAGAGCTTTCAAAGTCTGGACTATCCAATCTCTTCGATGCAGAAAATGAGGTAATAGATGGAATACGATTTGTTTCTCAATATATCAATAATGGCACACTTAAGGTTTGTCGGAATTGCACGCCTCTCATCAAGGAATTTCATTCTTACGTATGGGACGCTAAGTCCGCAAAGCTTGGAGTAGATAAACCACTGAAAGAATCCGACCACTGCCTTGATGCCCTTCGATATGCTATGTATACGCATTTATTTCAAAAAGACATGCAACGTCTATCAGCCAATGATCTTGATAGGCTCTATAACGAAGTTCATGGAATCATTCCGGAGTTTCCATCGGCTTTTCAACAGCCGAATGATTATGGGATTCAGCAACCTTTTTTTTAGGATTATTTTTTAAAAATTTAAAAAATTGCAGTTCATCTATATATATACACGAACCATTTCTTATTAAACAATCTTCTAGACCTTCAGGATTTTTATATATTAACCATCTTATAGCAGATTCACTCATAAATTTATGTTTATCGGCAAATTAAGAAATTTTTAGAAGAACAGGTATTTGATAATCGCTCATTTTTTAATTTCCTTATCCAAATAGTTATGACTCATATAAATCGGAATTTCCAAGAATTTTGTCTATATCCTTGTTGTTTTTCATTATTTGAATGGTTATTTTTTTTAAATCATCAAAAAATTGCCCGTATTCATCCTCTTTCAGTATATTCGGAAGAAGGTTAGCTAAGATTACTATAAATCCATACATTGCATCAGGTGAAGTTAATTTACGCATCGATATCCTTTTTTTCATTGTCTGCTAATACATTCTTGGCTTTTGTCGTCCATGCTGATAGGTCTTGTATAAAATGCTCATGATCTTCTTTGTTTACATTGTTGGTCAGAATTTTCCCAAAAAAATGACTTAAAGTTCCAAGTATAACTTGAGTTTCGACTTCTCGTTTCTTGTCATCTTCAACAGCATTAGTCAACGATTCAACCATACGAAACCAAGAGTCGTACATTAAATCCATGAATTCATAAGGCGTAAGCTTTACTTCTGTATATTCGTCATTATTTTCCATCGATATCTTCCTTCACCTGTTTTTCAATTTGATCAATAATCTCTTTGAACATGTCTAAACAGTTTATGAATTCTTTAGCGTCTTTAGCCATAAAATCAAATATAAACTCGAGAGCATTGGTAAATGATTGGGCAACATATAAATTAGTATATTCTCCTCGATTTTCAGCAATCTCTATTTTCTTTACATTTTCCCATAAAAACTTATACCAGACAGCCATTTGAATCTTGACGAAATCTGCGATACCTTCCATTTCTTTTCTTGTAAGTCTTTCACTAACTTTCATTGATTGTCCATTTTTTAAACCCTTATAGCATTCCAAAACCTTACCATCAACGCAATTCGTCTTTAAAGAAATGACTCATACATTTATTGTAAAGTTAAAATTTAAAGAGCATATCATATGACAATGTTTCCTCAGCTCTCAGATACGTATTATGTCGATAACGATCATGATTTACTGAAGTTAATGGACTATACGTATGCGAAATATATACAGATCAATCAAAGCTTCTGGTCTGAGGCTGACATTGATAATAGGTTCAAGGCTGGGATGCAAGATCTCCAATCGGACGTGTATGGGAACTTGCCCGCCTTCAGAAGAAGACAGTTCAACTTCAACAGAATCCGTCGAATCATAAACATGGTGTCTGGTTATCAACGCCAGCATCGAAAGTCTACAGTATGCCAATCAATCGAAGATCGTAACGGAAAAACAGCTGATCAATTCACAAAGCTTCTTTATCACATTAATCACCATGGAAACGTACCTGAAACAATATCGGATGCCTTCGAAGGATCGATTACAACTGGAATGAATCTTCTTGGCGTATGGATGGATTATCGAAGTGACCCAGTCAATGGAGACATAAAAGTCGATAATCTCAACTACAATCAATACCTTATTGACCCATATTTCCGTAATATGGACCTTTCTGATTGTAATTCCATATGGACTCGAAAGTATCTTTCCAGAACACAAGTCATGAGTTTATTGCCAGGCCGTGAAGATGAGATTAAAAACATGTCTGGATGGGGAAACCGCGATGGAAAGTTTCAATTCGAACCGGAGTCCTATGCATACGCAATGCAAGACCTTATCATCTTCGATGAATTCTGGTATCTAGACTCTCGTGAACAACAAATGATAGTGGATGTCGAAACAGGCGAAACGACGGAATGGAGAGGAAACAATGATGACCTACGTGAGTTCTTGCGATATGCTCCATCCTTGATTGCTCAGAAGTTTACAATCCCTACAGTTAAGCTAGGGATAGTCGTTCAGGGAAAGACAATGTATAATGGACCAAATCCTCTTGGGATAGACCGATATCCATTTGTCCCGATGTGGTGTTACTATGAACCTCAGATTCCATATTTTCCTTGGCGGGTTCAGGGTATAGTCCGTGGATTGAGAGACTCGCAGTACCTGTACAACCGACGAAAGATAATAGAGCTAGACATACTGGAATCACAAGTAACTTCTGGCTGGAAATATAAAGAGAATGCATTGGTAAATCCTAAGGATGTATTTTTACAAGGTCAAGGTCGTGGTATTGCCTTAAAGGCTGATGCCGATATGGCTGATGCCGAAAGAATCCTTCCTCCGGGTATCGATCCGTCCATGATTCAACTTTCAGAAATTTTAGGCAACGAAATGCAGCAAATCGCTGGTATTTCTGATGAGTTATTGGGTATGGCAGAAGATGACAAAGCTGGTGTACTATCTATGATTCGTCAAGGTGCGAATCTTACGACTCTTCAATGTATATTTGATTATGCCGATAGATCGCAAAAACAATTAGGTGATTTATGCATTGAAATTATACAAGCAAACTGGACACCAGGAAAAGTCAAACGCATAATCGATGAAGAGCCTACTGAGCAATTTTATAACAAAGTATTCGGTAAGTACGATGCAACAGTGGAAGAAGCGCCTCTTACAACTACTCAAAAGCAATTTGGACTTAATCAGCTGTTGTATCTTCGTGAGCTTGGTGTTCCTGTTCCTACTTCTCGTATTCTTAAAGAAATGAATGTCGTCGATAAAGAAGAGTTAATCCGTGAGATTGAAGAAATTGAAGAACGACAAGCACAGACACAACAACAACAAATGGATATGCAGCTCCAAGCTATGCAAATAGATGCCGATACTAAGCATGCCTATTCAGAATCTCAGAAAGCCCTTGCCGCGGAGAGACTGAATAAAGTCCAACTTGATGCAGCGGTATCCGCAGAACGTATACAACGCGCAGAACAAGACAGGACAGGTTCTGAGCTAAATCTCATTAAAGCATTGAAAGAACTTCAGGGCATGGATATTACCCATCTTGAACAGCAAATAAATATATTGCATCAACTTGAAGAAGCAGAAAGAATGAAAAATCAACCAATGCAAGCGGGAAAAGCTTGAAGACAAAAGATAATTTTAACAATATGAAACAACCCCAAGCGGTGTAAAATGAAAAAATATCCTGAGCATAAAGATAAACCCGCAAGTATGTGGGTAAAAGGACACGATGAAAATATCGGTTTAACATCATATGCAAATATGCCAGCTCAACCAGTTATCCAAGAATTTCCAAGATCACGTCAAATGCACGGCACATTCATGGATGATACAATAGGACATATCGATGCAATTGATGATTTATCAGAAGGAAAAATGTTACGTAAACTGTAAAATATCCAGGAGGATATATGGCAAAAGGAATGCATAAGAACAAATCAGGTGGTGGTTTTGTAACTGGTCATGAAGAAAGTATTGGTCATGGTCAATTTGCAAATCTTCCGCAACACACTGTTATGAAAGAATATCCAAACTCTCGTCGAGATATGGGTGGAAAACTTGATGATACGATGGATGATATTGATGCTATCAACAGCTTTGCAGAGATGCAAAGATCTCGATATGTTTCAGATCAAAAATAACCTTAAAACGGTTTCCCGTCATACCTCCATCTGACGGGTTTTTTAATGTAAAACAGCTTTACATCTGGAAAAAACTATGGTTATGTTAAGACCCGAAGGCAAATTCTACAATGTTGCCAAGAAAGTTATGAAAGAAAAGGGAGTGAAACTTCCTCCTCCAAAAGCAAAAGAAAAAATGACCATAAAAGGTCCCTACTTACAGCATTAATATGAAATGGAAAGACAGAACACGAAGAATTCATCCTGATGGATATAATGAAATATTGGTTTGGGATAAAGATACAGATCAATTAACAATTGCGATTAGGAAAAGAGATAAAATATCTCAAAATTATATATGGACAGAAAAATATAAAGGAGATTGGTTTGAAGATAGAAATATATGTTTCAACTATTGGATGCCAATACCAGAAAAACCTAAGGAAATAGAATGAGTCATAAGAAAATCATGAAGAAATGCGCATCGAAGCTTATGAAAGATGCAAAGCATTATGGAAAAGAAATCAAAGAAGAAAAGATGGAAAAAAAGGAAGCGTTATCAGCTGCAAAAGATTTAAAAAAAAGAGTGAAGAAAGCCCACGAATAACTTCTTTTCATGAATGGACAGTTGACTTTTTAGAACAAGCTGACATGAAAGAAATGACAAAGAGACTTGAAATTGTAATGAACCTTTACGAATCAATGGCAAAATCTTATGAATGAAGAAGAAGAAGAAATTGAGTTTCAAATGAATCTCATGGATGAAGTCTTTGGCGAATTAAAAATCGATTATCCAAAATTCTCTCATGCAGCAATCAAATGCGTTCATGAAATCCTCGATCAAATACCAGGTGGTATTCAATCATTCATCATTTCTGATCTTTGTTCTTCCAGTAAACAAGTTTTAAGTATCGTCCGTGAAATCATGGTTCGCTATTTCGAACTCGAAAATTTTAAAGACCAAATAAACATAAAGGAAAATACAAATGGCTAAAGGTTTCATTCACGAAGCATTTAAGTTAGTAAAAAACATGCCAGCTGTTCAAGCACCTCAAGGAAAAGAACAAATGATGGAAACTGTTCTTGGTGCTATGGCCAATAAAAAAGGGGCAATAGGCAATGCTGCAAGGTTTGGTCAAGGTATCAACACCATACGGAAGTTGATGAAATAATGCATCAGACACTCAATCTCATTATCGTCTTTATTGGAATGCTTTTACTGGCTGTTGGAGTAGGGGCTCTTGTTTATTTTATTGTTGGAAATAAGTAATGGAATTCTACATTTTCCTTTGCGAGCTTACGTGTTTAGTGTTATGTGTATATTTATATATTTACAAATCGGAGTTTTGAAATGCCTCTTATCGGTGGAAAAAAAGCAAAAACTAAAAAAGGTTTTTCTAAAAATATTGAAATTGAAATGGAACATGGCAAACCTCAGAAGCAAGCGGTCGCAATTGCCTATTCTCAAGCAAGAAAAGCAAAGAAGAAGAAATGAGATAATATTATGGCTTATATAGAAAATCAAAATGTTTTTAAAGCTGTAAATTTTGCAGCATCAATGAAAAAAAAAGGTACTCCGGCAGGATTGGCAATACATAAAGCTGCATCGTATTATAATGTTGATAAATCAGAAGTAGCTTCACATTTAGGAAAAAGGGGAGCAGAAGTATCAAATTGGAAAAGAAATAAGGAAAATAATGGAACCGAAACTTGAAAAGACAATAGCTTTCTGGAAATTCGAAGCAAAATCAGGTAAAAAAGGGCTTAAGTCAACAGCTAAAATTGACGTAAATATTCCCTCAGGCTCTAAGATTTTGATCATGGCTAATGAATATAAGCGTAATGAAAAAGATCCCGACTATTATCTCTTCGTTTCGAAAGATCAGCCAATGCCACAACAGCAATTAATGCAAACACACGATGATGACTTACCATTTTGAGGTTCTATGGAAGAAAAATACAAATATGATCGTTTTGGAAAGAAAGGCGTCAGAGTCGGCCAAGCCGTTATGGATATCATCTCAAAAGATCAACCTGAATATACCGTTGAAGATATCATCGATGGAATGTCAGAAGATTTTACAAGAGAACTCACGGCAACTTACGAAAAGAATAAAAAATTATACCGTAATCCGTTTTATATCCTCGTCCTCACACAAAAAACGATGTGGGCTACAAATGTGCTTCGGAACTTCTTTATCGCAAGGCAAACTCCTCCTCATGCAACTGATCTCGAACGAGATTACCCTAATCACACAAAGACTCTTTATATGTTTGACTCAGAAAAAGGTCAGTTCAAAGCTTTATGGAGCCTTCCAGGCATTCAAGAAATGAGAAGCATATTAAAAAATCCAATGCCCTATCATGATGACTTGGTACATTGGATATATGATTTTCAAGATGGAAAGCTAAATAAAGATCACTATTCATTTAATGCATCCTAAGCATTTCATGCCTAATCTGAAGCACTTCTGCTTGTAACTCTTTTATCTCACTGTTTATGAAATAAAATCTATCTTCTGGTTCATCGTTGAACACGCTAAAGATATATACAAAACACGCAATAGTCAAAGCTGAATAGCAAGCAATTTTTAGATATTCCATGTCATTTCCCGTTTTCTCACTTTTCTACATCAAATTATTATTTTCGAAAAGCATTTGACACTTAAAAGATTATTTATTATCAATAAGTTTTTAGGATTCAAAAGTTCGTTAGCATGCGTTAATTGCATTTTGAGTCCGTTTATAGGCGTAAAGGACTTCGCAAATCCAAGGAGTGAGTTAATGCAAAATGAGGAAAATACAACTGTAGAGTATGAGGCGCCGGTTGAGCCTTCCGAAGTAGAGCAAACACATGACGAACGTCAACCTGAAGCACAGAGTCAATATCAAAAGCGCAATGATGTTGAATACAACTGGGCAGAGGCTAGACGAAAGATGCTAGAACTTGAGCGGATAACTCAAGAGCAGCAAGCAATGATTCAAAAGCTTACTCAGGAACCTGAGGAAGATGATGATTTAGATAATCTTTCGCCAGATGATCTTTTGACGGTAGCCCAAGCAAGGCGACTTGCTTCGAAGGAAGCCCAGATGATTGCCGAGCAGGTGGTTCGCCAACGCGAAAATGCCACTATGGAAGACCGCTTATTTGCTAAGTATCCGGATTACACTCAAGTCGTATCGCTTGAAGCAATAGAATATTTAAAACAAAATGAACCGGAATTAGCTTCGTCGTTACATGCTCTTGCGAATGATCCATATGCCCAAGCAGTGGCAGCCTATAAATTGTTAAAGAGAATCAATAACACGGGAGAAAGACCCATGACTATAGAGAAAAAGAAAGCAGCAGATAACATGAAAAAGCCTGTGTCTGTTCAAGCTGTTTCTAAGTCAACTTCTCCTATCGGAAATGCTCACATGTTTGAGAACGGGCTTACGCCTGAACTTAAAAAGTCATTATGGAAAGAAATGCAAGAAGCAATGAAACATCAGTGATTTCGGTTCCAAATAAGATGGAACTATGAGTATTACAACTACAAGCACTTTGCCAGCTCCAGTTCAGCAAAGTTATTCTTTTAAGTTGCTCTCAGTACCTGTTCCGTACATGATCCACAAGATACCGGCAGACCTTAAAGCTATGCCAAGAAATGGTGGTACGACTCTGAGAATGAGACGTTACAACCCATTGGCAACAGCTCCGGTACCATTAGGTAATAGCGGAATTACACCTCCGCCACAAAACCTGACGGCTATCAATATTGATGCAAAGATGGATTTCTACGGTACATATTTGCTACTGAACGAGCAGGTAAAGTAATGTTGCCTGCTTTAAACCGACTCTGATTGACTTGGAGTTCCTAACTATATAAAGTAGAAGGATAACAAGGGGCAAGCATGGATATTAATTATAATTGGGATATGATTGAGTTTACATGTAAAAAATGTAATCAATTAACAAAACGACATTCTGCATTAGGACCAAATTTAGAAGTACAAAATCTCTGTGGTGAATGTTACAAAAAATATCTAATTGAGTTTCATAAAGATCGATATGATTTTATGGAAAAAACTATGCGGCCTGAACGACTAAGCGAGTTGGACTCGAAAGAGTAAGCGATAGTCTGAACAATATAGAAATATATTGAGAAGGGATTAACAAGACCTTCCGCCTCATGTGAGGTCATAAAAGTAACAGATTGAACTTTACAGAACCAAGACCCGGTTCTCAATGAAGCGTCCCAACGTTTGGGTGTTTCGCTAAGACAGACCGAAGACCAGCTAATGAGAGATATGCTCCAAGCTACTTCGGCCTTTATTAACTGTGTTGGTGGTACAGATGGCGATAACCCTAGATTTTGTGGGGTTGTAAAATCTTCTCTGATTGACTTGAAACTCCTCGCAGCATAGGCTAAGGACAACAAGGGGCAAGTATGTTAGATATTATGAAATTACCTATGAAAGATCATTTTTGTGAAAAATGTTGAGCTCAATTATTAAATTCATCAGTTTGTTTATACAACCATGGTTTTTGCGAAATTTGTTATAAAATTCTAAATAAAATTAGAAATGATCAAGATATAGCATTAATAGAAAAATTCATACAGCCTGAACGCAGCAAGCGAGAAGACAATCCTTTAGTTCCATCAGGATATGATCATCGTCTATTAGATGATGGTACATTATGTATTTGGTTGAAAAATCAAAAGGATTGATGCGGTGCTCTGAACTCTATGGGAACATAGAGAGATAAGCTGAGAAGACTTATCCGCCTGGAAACAGGTCAAGAAGTAACAGATTGACTGAAATCACTCGAAGCGACGTTGATACGGTAATCCGTACACTTCGTGGAAACAACGCATACTCATTCCTTAGCGGGATTGAGGGGGACTTGAGATTTGGTACAGCTCCTGTGCGTGATGCTTACTTTGGATTAGGACACACGAACCTGATCGGCCAACTGGACAATGTCCAAGGCTTTATACAGAAGTGGAATTACCCTAAAAAGATTGGGGTAGTAAAATCTTCTCTGATTGACTTGGAGTGCCTTGCTGCATAATGTAGAAGGTTAACAAGGGGCAAGTATGAATTATGAAAATTGTTTTATATGTAAAAAAAAATTAGATGATTTTGACTATTGGCTAGTCAGAAATGATATTCCACACATGTGTAAATCATGTTATAGATTATATCTAAGAGATGAAAATATAAAACTAAATATAAAAGAAAATATTATACAGCCTGAACGACTAAGTGAGAAGACCTCGAAAGAGGATGCGATAGTCTGACCTCGACGAATAAATAAAGGTCGAGAAGGAATACCGAAGAGTTTCCTCGCAATGTAAAACAGCTTTACATTGTCATAAAGTAACAGTTTGAATCAACAGAGCACATTAGACGCAGAATGGGGGACAGTAGCAAACTGCCGTTTCCTATTATCGTCGATTGGTAGCGTAACACCGAATGCATCATTACTTGGTGCTGATGTGTACAATATATTTGTTTGCGGACGTGAATCTTTTGCAGCTATTGAGCAAGATGGGTATTCCGCGCAGTTCATAAACAAAAAAAATGTGAACTTAAAATTTTTTCTGATTGACTTGGAAGCCGCAGCGTAAAGACGGTGGTGACAAGGGGCAAGCGTAAAGGTAGCCTGAACGACTGAGTGAAAAAACGCCGAAAGGTGATGCGACAGTCTGAACTCATATGAAAGTATGAGAGGAGAATTCGAAGAAGTTCTCCCGCCTAGCAATAGGTCACAAAAGTAACAGAATGATATAGACCGCCTATCTATGATGGGCCACTAGCTCTCAACGCAAGTGTGGGCTATAAATTTGCTGAAGTACCTCGACTATTGAACGATCAATGGGTCTTCAATCTTCGATGCACACTATCATCATAAGGAGGATAATATGAGTACACCACTACACGCATTGGCGAATGGATCATTTACCTCCAATGGACAAGCATTTCCATTACAACTACCTGGTAGTTTTGATGTATTTGAAATGTATAACATTACAGATATAGGTTCAGCTGCGGCAAATACCAACATTATGTATGCAAAATATACATCGTTGATGCCTTCAGGTTCAGCATTGTTAAATCTTAAGACAAACGGTGCAGCAACATGGGCGGCAACAAGCATGTTAGCGGCAGGTGGTCTTGGATTTATTCCTGTGACTGATTCTGGTTCTGCTTCGTTGAGTGCAGCGAATACAACGATCACGGCAATTACTGCGGCAAACCCTGCGGCTGTTGCTTTGACAAGTACAACTGGACTTACAGGTGGTGCTGCTGGAGCTACTGGAAACTCTGTAATAAGATTATACAATACAACAGGCATGCTTCAAATTGCTGGAATGGATTTTAGCATCGATACTCTCGTTGCAAATACTTCCTTTAATTTGACATGGATGAATGCAGCTGGTTTTGCAGCTCCTGCAACAGCAGGAAGTTTCAGAATTGTTCCATTCAACCCACGGTATTATCCACCGAATAGATATATTACAAGTATTTCACGTGCAGCTTCTGCCGTCATTACTTTATCTGTTCAGCATAATTTTACTGTTGGTCAAGAAGTTCGCATAATTTGTCCATCTGCCTTTGGCATGACACAGATTAACAACTTGCTTGGAGTTATTACAGCAGTAGGAACAGCAGCACAAAACACAATCACGGTGAATATCGATTCATCTGGATTTAATGCATTTGCATTCCCTACTTCGGCAGTTGCCGCAGCAGGCGTTACATTTGCACAAGTTGTGCCTGTTGGTGAAGCTGCAATTAACTCAATTGCACAACCGTATGGCAACTTACTCGATGATGCGACACGAAACATTTCGTTTAGTGGTCTTATCATTGGATCTGGTGTCCAAACAAGTGGCGTATTGTATCAATGGATCGCAAGAAACGGCGTTACAGTATAACAAAGTGCTCCCTTCCGGAAGGGAGCCTTTTTTTATCCCAACTATCAACTAAAATATTTATAGATATATAAGGAAAATTATGACAAAACTAAAAGAGACAGAAACCAAAGAAGAGATACCCGTAAACATTCTCATACCAAAGTCAACAAAGGAACTTGCAAAGGAAGCTTTGACAAAGTTTATCGCTGAAGAAACAAAAGTCGTCAAAGGACGATTCAGATGCTTCGAAACAGCAGGAGCTTCACAAAGAATACAAGTACGTAAGTACCCAGGTGTTCCAATGTTTGACAAAGTGATGACAGATGGTGAAATGTATGATGTACCTCTTTATGTAGCAAGGCATTTGAATGGAATTGATGTCACGGCTCGTGCAGTGGATGGCAAGATTTACACATGTTCCTATCCAATCCATGGATTCAAGTACAACGGAGACATGGCACCCCCAAGCGGACTTGGAGACGGAGGAATCCCTGTACCTTTGGTTGGAGTCAGTAAACGCATTCGTAGGTTTGGATTCGAATCATTAGAGTTTGATGCAGCAATATGACATTTACAGATAGTTTTGTCCCGAATGGGCAAATTATTCAGAGCATAACGAATTCCAATCCTGGAATTGTAACAACGACCACGCCACACGGATATCGAAACGGCCTTTACGTACGTTTGTTCTTACCTGAAGGCTTTGGTATGAAGCAAGTAAATAACCAAATCTATTTGATAACAGTACTGACAAATCAAACATTTGCCATAGACACTGATACAACTAGTTTTGATACGTTTACATTGCTTCCATCGACGCAAAAACCGCAAGTGATACCTGTGGGCGAAGTCGCCCTTACATTAAACAATGCCTTAGTAAATAACGACAACATTATTCCGGAGTTGTGAAATGACAGTCCCAAGTACACTACAAGATATTCGAAATAAGGTACGAAGGATAACTGCTCGTCCATCAGCTGCACAAATATCCGATAGTGAAATTGATGACTATATAAACACATTTTATTTGAATGATTTTCCAGAACATTTACGACTTGAAAGTCTTCGATACAACTATCAATTTACTACTTCTGCAAATATCCCAGTCTATGACTTTGATACCGGATCATATCTTACTGCAATGCCTCCCGTATTTATTGGTGGCTATCAGACGTATATGACCCAGAGTCGTCAGAACTTTTTTAGAATAAATCCAGAATTAAACTACATACAACAGTCGGCGGCCACAGGAAATGGAACAGTTGGACCTTATACTATTACTCTACAGCAAACTCCAATTGTGCGAGGATTTAAGCCTAATCCACCAGGGGCTTACTCAGCAACCCCAGTCCAAGCCAGGTTTCTCGAGTGGAACGTTCTTATTAGTGGGATTGATGCTAATGGCAATAGTCCA